CAGGTCATGATTTCTTGGACATTGGTACTGGTGGTTATACCACTACCAATTATCCAAGTTTAATTTACGGACCCCCTGCGATTTCTGCCAAAGACAGCAATCAAGTTGTAGAAGAAACTGTAGGTCGTGTGTTCTATGTGACCACTGATCAAAACGGTATCTTCCGAGTGGGCAAGTTCTTTACAGTTGACCAAGGTACTGGTACTGTCACATTTGCCGCAAGTATTGCACTGAGTAACTTGGACGGACTAGGATTTAAACGTGGTGTCACAGTGAGTGAGTTCTCAACTGATGCAACTATGAGCCAAAACGCTTCAGACATTGTACCGGTTCAATCTGCTATCCGTAGTTACATTGATAATAGATTGGGACTAAGCCAGTCTGGCAGTGTGATACCTACCAGCAGTTTGATCGCTCCTGGATTTTTAGCACTGGATGGCAAGTTGGCCATGAAGGCGCCCTTGAATTTGTCCAACTTTAGAATTATCAATTTGGCAGCTAACCCAATAGATACACTTGATGCTACCCCTAGAGTGTATGTTGACACACAAAACTTTATGAATGGACAGTATGATGTATCTATAGCAAACGCCTATGCTGGTGATCTAATAGTGTATGACACTACTACTGGAACTGCTACATCTACCACGGACAACGGCAGAATCGTATTATCTGACGTCAGTAGAATTGCAGTTGGTAATAAAATTGTATTTTCAGGTACCACATTGGGTCTACTAGTTGCTGGAATATACTATGTAAAAGAAGTGGGTGCCGGTTATGTTGTAGTTAGTACATCAATTAACGGACAAACTAGCAGCCAGTCTAATAGTAGTGGCGGCACATTGACCTATGTCTGTTCAAGATGGAGAAATAGTGCAAGCCCACAAGGATCAAGATCACTTGCCACTGCGGCACTGCCAGCTAGTGCAAGTGGTGACGGAACTTATGCCACATTGGTATTTGCCACAGCACAGGCCACAGCACCGTATTCAGTAGGTCAGAGAATTATTGTATCTGGAGTTGCTCCATTGTTATACAACGGCGCATATGATGTTGCCAGTTGTACTACCACTAGTGTAACTTACGCATCCACTGCAACTGGTAATTTGATACAAGCAGGAACTATCTACGGAAATCAATTATATCTAAAATACAACTACATAGAAGACACATTAACCACTTCATTAAATAGTGATACCATTGTTGACTCAATGATCAGCAGTACTGCTAGGATTGCTCAAAGCAAATTGTCCATGCAAGCGGCGGTGGCTACAGTCAATGTTGCGACTACGCCGTTTGATCAAACAAGACTTGGCCTCAGCGAGTTTAATAGTGATGTGTTTAGTGCTACCAACGGATTTATAGATCTTAAAAATTCTACCAATGCAACTAGCGGTATAGCGTATGGTAAAATACAATTCATGACCAATGGAAAAGTTCTAGGCAACTTCAGTGGATCTAGTGCAGTTCCTGGAGAGGTTACTGCGGGAACAGTGGTTACTGCTGGTGACGGTATTAAGAACACATCATTTGTCACAGCTGGCGCAATGACCACTAGTGGTTCTGGTACTACCACTAGCGGTTATAGTGTAACTACAATTAGCGTAGCCAATGCCGCAGACAGTCTTGTAAAGAGTGGCGCTGATAAAAGCGTTGATGTGGGTAGTTTAAAAATACAAAATCTCACAGCATTACAACAAACAACCACATACCCTCCCAATGTATCTATTGGAATTACAACACCTGGCGGTTATACTTTCCTCAACGCATACGGAGCTGATGCCGGTAGCGCAGTTGCAAAAACTACCGGCGTGTTTGATACATCACTAGGTACATTAAGAGTTTCCAATATTAAAGGATCTACTGATCTTACTAGTGCTATTATTAACATGACAGGAACATATGTCATTGGTGCGTCGAGCACCATTGACTTTGTAACTAACAGTGCAGTAACATTGACCAACAAAATTTCAACCGGAGACGCTCTGAATGACGGTACTATTTTGGGAAGATGGACACTGAGTGGTGCCAGTAGAATGCAAGCTACATATGCCGACTTGGCCGAATACTACGAAGGCGATCGAGAATATGAACCTGGAACTGTGCTGGTGTTCGGCGGTAATGCAGAAGTTACCTCTACTGATCAAATGAACGATACCCGTTCAGCAGGTGTTGTTTCTACTGACCCGGCATATGTTATGAACCATGAACAGAAAGGCATTAGAGTTTGTGTAGCACTGGCTGGTCGGGTGCCATGCAAGGTAGTGGGTCGTGTTAAGAAAGGCGACATGCTGACCACAAGTGCCACTGCTGGCTATGCTGTTAGAGTAACAACTCCAACACTGGGTGCTATAATAGGCAAGGCATTAGAAGATAAAGACTACGGTGAAGCCGGAGTCATACAAGTTGCAGTAGGGAGAGTATAATGACACGACAAATAGTAAACATTGGTCAAAGTTCAAATGACAAAAGTGGTGATCCGCTACGTACAGCATTTAATAAAATTAATAATAATTTTACAGAACTGTACAGCGGACTACCTGCACTAAGCATAGGGCCTACGCCGCCGACTGGGCCAGCTGTCGGACAGCAATGGTGGGACAGCGCAGATGGTAATAGTTATATTTTTTATAACGGTTCCTGGGTTCCTAGTACTAGTACAGTAGCATTACAAATTAATAATGTTCGTAGTGTAGTTGGAAATACAATTTCTGTTAATTTTGCAACTGACGGAACTATAACAACTGCCATGGCTGGTAATGTTACTGTTAGTTTTGTTAACTACGCAGCAGGAGAAACTGTCAAAGTTATTTTGACCACTACATCAACTGGCTATATCGTAACTCACGGAGTAAACGCTACAAATTCTACCAACGGCAGTACTACTATTGCGGCCACTGTTGTTCCAAGTACAATTATGTTAGAGTATATCTGTACCGGATCTACTCTTGCTAGTGTATATGTCAGAATTAACAAGATCTAATTAAGAGTAAATACTACAAAGCGAACGCAAACTATGCCAATTCAAACAATCAATATAGGTAATTATGCCAACGATAGTACAGGTGATGATCTACGTACTGCGTTTCAAAAAGTAAATTCTAATTTTACTGAACTAGCTGTGACAGCAAGCATTGGTAATGGTGCTAATCTAGGAACAGGAACTGCAATATTTAAAAGTAAGAATTTAACCACTTTGGAATTTAAAACATTAACCAGTAATGACAATTCTGTAACATTCTTTCCTACAGGAACTACAGTAGATTTAATTGCCAACACTAAAATACAAAATGATGCTACTCCTATCCTAGGCAGTAATTTAAATCTCAATAACTTTTTTACTTACGGAGGCGATACTAAAAATAAAGTATGGGGACTAGATTTGAGAATTATAAATTCACTGTTGCTGATCATGCTAAAGTCTAATAACATAAAGTTAGATCTAGGATCGTTCTTATTCCCTGTTGGTGTTAGCACTGCTGTACCGAGAGGATATGCATTAGATTTCAGTTACATCATAGATCCTACTGGAACTAATGTTGTAGATTTTGGTACATTTTAATTAGGTGACTACATGTCTTTAAATGTTTGGACAAAGCCCTCGGGATATTCGTTTGGAACGGTCCAAGAAGATGCGACTATTACATTGTTATTGCCTATCTTTTCTGGATTGTTGGGGGTGACTTTTAAGATAATTTCAGGCAAATTGCCGCCGGGTCTAAGGGTAGAAGGCAACAGTATTGTTGGGACTCCTACACAACTGTCCAAAGATACTACATTTACATTCTGTATTAGAGCAACAAAAAATTTGCAGATCGCAGATAGAACATTTAGTATAACTGTAGACGGTGCAGATGCTCCGGTATTTGTAACTCCGGCAGGTACATTAGCTATAGGGTTGCATGAGCAATTATACGTGCTAGATAGAACTTATATAGATTTTCAAATTGACGCTTTTGATATTGATACTGCCGCCGGGCAGAAATTGAGTTTCTTCATTGCTAGTAGTGACGGCGAGTTACCTCCAGGTGTAACTCTTTCAAATGCAGGAAGAATACAAGGTTTTATACGCCCTACTTTTAAAATTCTTCCTATAGACGGCAATGGTAATTACGATGACTCATTCTATGATGCAGTCGCATATGATTTTGCCATACGATCGTCCAATGGATACGACAGTTATATATATGATGATGTAAAATATGATTACAGCCAACCCCAAACTGTTCCAGTAAGCATCAATAGAAATTATGAATTTATTGTTACCTTAACAGACGGGACTACTTATATTCAAAGAAAATATAGAATATTTGTAGTAGGTGATGATTCATTTAGAGCAGACTCAACACTGCCAGATGCGCTGGCACAAGAGTTTACTGCTGATGCTACTTATTTAAGACAGCCTGTTTGGTTAACAAACAGTACCTTGGGCTCTTATAGGGCCAATAATTACATCACATTGCCTTTTAAGTTGTATGATGATACTGATGTTATTTTTAGATTAGAAGCAACTAATCAAGAAATATATGCTAGCACATTGCAAATTGCAACAACTGATAACAGAATTTATTTTAATACCTTAACTATTGCCAATGCCAGTTCGAAACCAATTATTGGTCAATACCTTACATTCAATAATTATCTCAATAGTGCCGATGACACAGTATATCAGATTCAAAATGTAATTGCCTTAGGTGTTAATCAATATAGATTAATTCTCAATCAAAATTTAAAATTAATTATCCCCGATGCGGTATCGTTTTATATCGGATCTAGAAGTCAGCTTCCGACGGGCACTGCATTTGATGTAAACACTGCTCAAATATATGGGACTATACCATATCAACCAGCAATTACACAGCCATATAAATTTACACTTACTGCTACTCGATTGGGATTTAAGGGAGATAAACTTAATTCATTTAGAACATTCTTGTTAAATGTCATTGGAGAGATTGATAGCGTTATCACATGGAACTCAAACAATTATTTAGGTTCAATTAATGCCAACTACGGATCCACATTTGCCATTAAGGCTACTAGCAACATTCCCAGTGCATCTATCCTATACACACTACTGGATAGCCAGCAACGTTTGCCGCCAGGGTTAACTTTAAACCTAGACGGTGAAATAATTGGCAAGGTTGACCAAAATAAAATAGCAATATTTGACGGCGGTACTATGACGTTCGACGGACGTAACACTACTTTCGATAGAGTGTACACTTTTATAGTCCAAGCCAAGGATCAATTTAATTACAGTTTGATCACTAGATCATTTACTATTGCGGTCAAATTAGTTGACATTGCTCCGTATAGCAATATCAAAGTCAAGCCTTTGCTAAAACTAAAACAACGAG